GCCACGGCTGACTTGCTCATGCCGCAGGGCGTGGACATGGCTTCGCGTCAGGTTCACAACGGTATCTCCATGCGCGTTGTTCGTCAGTACGACATCAACAACGACCGTATGCCGTGCCGTATCGACGTGCTGTATGGCTACTCGGTGATCCGTCCGCAGATGGCTGTTCGGCTTTGGGGTTAATGCCATGAGTTACGTACTCGGCAATCTCCCCAAGCAGGCGCTACTCAGCATTACGCTGTCGCCAGCGGCTGTTTCCGCAAATACGACTGCAGAGCAGACGTTTACGGTAAACGGCCTTTTGGCAGGGGACATGGCCCTCGTTACCAAGCCCACCGCACAGGCGGGCCTTGGTATCGTGGGGTCGCGTGTCTCGGCAGCGAATACGTTGGGTATCACGTTCAGCAATAACACGGTGGGTTCGATTACCCCGACGGCTTCAGAAACCTATTTGGTTCTTGTAAGCCGCCCGGATCGCACCATCACCGACGGCAATTTTTAATTTAGGAGTATTGAATCATGCCTCTTCCGAATGGCGCTGGTGGATACCAGTTTAGCGACGGCAATGTTGGCGAGCCGCTTCTTGTTGTTCAGACGACCCCGACCGCGTTGACTGCGGCGGCGACCCTGACGGCAGCGCAGCTTGGCGTTGGCCTCTTCACCTACAACGGCGCTGCGGCGAACCTCACGCTGCCGACCGTTGCTGACCTTGAAACCTTCGTGTCGTCTGCCGAAAAGGTTGACGTTGCGTTTGACTTCTTCATCATCAACACGGGCGCGAACACCGCCACGTTGGTGGTGAACACGGGTTGGACGATTGTGGGTGCTGCAGGCACCGCGACGGCAACGTCGTCTCAGTGGCGCGCTCGCAAGACGGGCGCTGGCGCTTGGACTTGCTATCGCATTAGCTAATACTCTATGTCTGTCATCTACCTTCGCCATGAGCGTCACGGCACAAAAGTCGCGTGTTCGTGGCACGAGGCTAGAGACGATATGGAGTGGGGTTGGGAGGAATACGATCCGAACAACTCTAATGAAATGGAAACTCCGGTGCCCTCAGAAATGGGGGCATCGGAGCCTTCCGGTAATGCGTTGAGAGCGACTAAGCGCCGACGCAAGGAGTAGAAGATGGCGACTACCGCTGCAGACCAGATCAACGGGGCGCTGCGTTTGATCGGGGTACTGGCAGAAGCCGAAGCCCCTTCGGCAGCGATGGCGCAGGACGCCCTAACAGCGCTCAATCAGATGCTTGATTCGTGGAACACGGAACGTCTTGCCGTGTTCTCTACCATCGACCAGGTATTTAACTGGCCCTCGTCAACGATTAGTCGCACGCTTGGACCGACAGGCGATTTCGTCGGTGTGCGTCCTATAGAGATCGACGACTCTACTTATTTCCGCGATGCCTCGACGAACGTGTCGTATGGCATCAAGATGATTAACCAAGAGCAGTACGACAACATTGCGGTTAAGACGGTAACGTCTACTTACCCGCAGATTCTCTGGTACAACGCCACCTACCCTGACATTGAGATTTATCTTTATCCGGTGCCTTCGCGGGTATTGGAGTTTCACTTTATCTCGGTGGAAGAACTTACCCGGCCCGCAACGCTAGACACAAACCTTGCGTTCCCGCCGGGCTACCTGCGTGCGTTTCGCTACAACCTTGCTTGCGAACTTGCGCCGGAATACGGCGTTGAGCCGTCGCCGCAGGTCAAGCGTATTGCGATGTACAGCAAGCGCAACCTCAAGCGCATCAACAACCCGCATGACGTGATGGCAATGCCAGCGGCACTGATCATCAATCGTCCGCGCTTCAATATCTACACTGGCAACTTCTAATGAAGTCACCGATTCTAGGTAGCAGCTACGTCATTCGTAGCATCAATGCCGCCGACAATCGGATGGTGAATCTTTACCCTGAGGTTATTCCTGAAGGGGGTAAAGAGCCTGCGTATCTACAACGCTGCCCCGGCTACGCGCTCAAGACCACGGTAGGCGACGGGCCGATTCGCGGCCTGTACACCCTTGGCGACTTTATGTACGTCGTCTCAGGGAACGGGTTTTATCAGTTAGACAGCAACTTCAGCGTAGGCGGAGAGTTACTGCTAGAAGACGGCGCTCTGCTATTGCTAGAGGAAGGCGGTAGCGTTTTACTTGAGGACGCTGCGGTTGCCGGATACATCGGCGCAGTAAGTGGCACCGGCCCGGTATCGATGGCCGATAACGGCACGCAAATCTTTATTGCGGCAAACCCTGACGGGTATATCTATAACGCCGATACCAACGTCTTCGCGCAAATTACTGACGAAGACTTCCCAGGCGCGGTAACGGTCGGATACCTTGATGGATACTTTGTATTCAACGAGCCCAACAGCCAGCGCGTATGGGTAACGGCACTGCTTGATGGCCTGTCCGTCGATCCGCTTGACTTTGCCTCTGCCGAAGGCTCGCCTGACGGGCTAGTGTCGCTCATCATTGACCACCGTGAAGCGTGGCTCTTTGGCACGAATAGCGTTGAGGTTTGGTACAACAGCGGTGAGGCGGACTTCCCGCTCTCGCGCATCCAAGGCGCGTACAACGAAATTGGCTGCATCGCACCGTACTCGGTCGCCAAGATGGATAACTCCGTCTTTTGGCTTGGCGCTGATGCTCGCGGTCAAGGCATCGTTTATCGAGCGCAAGGCTACCAAGGCGTCCGCGTATCAACGCACGCCGTAGAGTTTGCGATTCAGCAATACGACGACCTAAGCGATGCGGTGGGATACACCTACCAGCAGGACGGTCATACGTTCTATGTGCTGAACTTTACGAACGCCGATACGACGTGGGTGTATGACGCCGCGACAGGTTCGTGGCACGAGCGTGCCGCATTTGAGAACGGCGACTTCAAGCGCCATCGCGGCAACTGCCATACCCGCTACGCCAATCAGCCCATCATTGGCGACTTTGAAAACGGCAACATTTATGCGTTTGACCTTGATGTCTTTTCAGACGCGGGCGCTACGCAAAAATGGCTGCGGTCGTGGCGTGCGCTGCCGACGGGCAGCAACAACCTCAAGCGCTCAACGCATCACTCGCTGCAGATCGACATGGAAACAGGCGTTGGCCTATCCGGCTGGGCGCTTGACGATGTGTATTACTTGGGCGCCGAAGACCTTGCCATCCTTGAGACCGAGGACGGCAAAGAGATTATTCTGGACTTTAACGCCGTCACAGGCGCTAACCCGCAGTTGATTATGCGCTGGTCGGACGATGGCGGTCATACGTGGACTGAGCCTCGCCAGACCTCGATGGGTCGCATCGGGCGCTACGGCACCCGTGCGATATTCCGCCGCCTTGGCATGACGACCAAACTGCGCGACCGCGTGTACGAGATCAGCGGCACCGATCCTGTGAAGGTTGCCATCAACGGCGCTGAACTTACAATCAGCGCGACGAGTGCGTAATGGCTAACATTACGAACATTCCCGCCCCTCGCGTGCCGTTCATTGATGAGCGGACAGGTCTAATTTCGCGTGAGTGGTTCCGTTTTCTCAACAACCAGTTCGTGTTGACGGGTAGCGGCACAACGGCGACTAGCATCGCTGACCTTGAGGTCGGCCAAGCCTTGTCACCGGATACTGATGACGTGACGGCGGTGCTGCAGTCGGAAATTGAAGCGTTGCAAGCGGCGCCTACTCGATACGAGCCGAACCCGATTAATTACGGCCAGTTTTACGATACGACGACGCAGACGGCAGCGGCGATCAACACTGCGTATGCCATGACGTTTAATACGTCATCAAACCGTTATGGCGTGTACATTGATCCTGTTAATACGTCACACGTAAAAGTCACTCGCCCTGCTGTTTACAATATGCAGTTTTCGCTGCAACTTGATAAGACTTCAGGCGGCGTAGGGCTGTTTTATGTGTGGGGACGGATCAACGGAGTAGACATCCCCAACTCTGCCTCACAGGTACGCATCCAAGGCAACAACGCCGAAATCTTCGTGGCGGCAAACCTTTTTGTGTCCATGTCAAACGGCGATTATTTCCAGTTGATGTGGGCGGTTGA